CTGCTTGCTCCTGTAGAGCCCTACGATTGATCATGCCGCGTTCTCCGCTGTGGGAGTTGTACAGAGAGGTCCACTCCTCAAGAAACTGTCCCATGGGGGGTCTACCACGATAAACTGCTGAATTATTGGCGTAAGACCGGAATCCAGCTTGTTCCCACCATGCACCTGACTTACACATGGCAATTTCACGGTCTCCCAGGTCACTCAGAGAAATCATAGCGGATCTACGCACTCCACCAACGATTACGGCATTGGCAATTGCACAGCAGGTGTCATGGCATTCAAGAGCAGAAAGTTTACGTCCTTGTGCATTATAGAAGACCTTGACCAAAAATTTAAATAAATTGTCTAACGGAGCAGGACCAGAAGCACGACCACCAAAAGTCTTGAGTCGTGCACCAGATGGTCGAACCTTTGACAAGTCCCACTTAGGATGTTTACCGGAATAGAGGTCATCGAATAAGGTTTTGAGAGCATTCCCCCAACCTTCCTTTGAATCTTCAACAACGATTACCTTATCAAAATTCTTTACAATCTTGTTAGCAACAGTTGGAAGTTTATCGGTGTATTGACGCTCTACAGAATATCCGGTACCTGTTCCATTCATGAGAATGACGAACAGTTCTGCAAATGATTCAATAGAATCAATTGGAAGATATGAGCAGTTATACAAACAAGTATTATCGTGATCAAGAGCAATACCTGCAGTCATCAAACTTCTCATGGAAGGAAGAACTTCAAGATTTAAAATTGCTTCTTTGACATCAGGTCTCTCGGCTAAAGTAGGAACCTTATCGGTGAAATAATTCCACCAACGGTCTACACATTCATCCCAACTTTCGCGGCGATTTTGTAAAGGAAGCCAACGAGAATAACGGGAAATAAAAATAAAAGATTGAAACGGTGATAAAGCATCTGCCATAAAAATGAACTCCTAGTGGGTGTCTTATTTAGTTGTTAGAGTATGCCATGAAACTGGGAAACGAGGAGCAATTAATTTGTCAATTGCTTTAGCAAATTCTTGCACTTCCCATTGGGCATGTGTGTCAATACGAAGATTATAAACTCTTGCAAATGCATAGAGTGAACCAGTCCATACAAATTCTGTATATGTACCTTGTGGTAAAATTGATCGTGCTTGTTCTGGTGCAACACCATCTGCTAATAGACGGTTATACATATCTAAACATTCTTTTGCAACACCAGAATATTCTTGACGTAATTTAATACAAGTATCAAGATCTTCAATCGCACCACTGCTACCTTGCTTGGCTCCATTAGTTGGAGCATTTCTCCAAAGAGGTACATAAATCTCTGGCTCAAAGGTAACATAGCGGCGACTTACTTCATTCATGACAAGACCAACTTGATGTTTACCAAGTTGTGCACGAACAAAGATAGGGCACTTAATACGAAGACTAATCTGTGGATGGCAAAATGGTGTAAAGTGATTATGCTTGGCAAGATATGTAATTAACTTTACATCTCTATCCAGTAGATAAGATTCATATGGTTCTTCTTTACCTGGACGAGGAGTGTGATCTTCCATTGTTCCATAGACACTCTGCTTATTAAATGAAACACGGGCAGCATCCACTACAGATAAATCGTTACCCATGTAATCAATAAGTTGTACATGTCCATGATCAAGTACTGAAAGGTTAGTCTGCTCCGGAAACATTGTTATCGTCTGTGTCATTTTCTTCATCCTCATCTATATCTACAAGTTCAACTCTTACGCCATCAATCTTTGTAAAATCTGCTGCATATTCTCGAGCACGTCCCCATAGTTCGGGGTCCATTTCTTTTACATACTCACCAAATCTTTGAACAAAGGTGATGTACGCTTCACTAGCCTTTAAAATATCTTCTTCAGATAGTTTCTCGTTTTCATCTTCCATTTAAACCTTCTTCCAGTAAGTATACTTTACTTTTGCTTTAAGTCCAGAATAAACATTGTTGATTATTAGTTTCATGGTCATAGATTCACCGAATGCCATCACCATATCATTAATATCTTTTTTATCAATTTCATTTGGCCAGATTACTACATTTCTTCCAGCCTCAATGTACTTGCCAATCAAGTGAACAATTTCTACATTTCTTGGTTCATTATCAAATATGAACACAACCTTTGATTTTGAGATCTTCTTAGGAAGATCTTCTAACCAACCTGCACCCTGCATTGAAATTCCATTTGGAATAAACATGGAATCAATCGGACCTTCAGTCACATACACAGTATCTCTTGCGTCTACTTTATCTATGTTGTACCATAGACGCTCTTCGCCTTCACGCTTTAAGGTGATGTACCTTATCGCTTTCTCTTGCGCTTTTTCTTCGATGATCCTGCCTTGAACGCCAATAAGGTTGCCGCTTTCGTCATAGAACGGTATGACGAGCCTACCTTCCTTAGATCCTTCTCTATCGAAAGAAGACATGATTCTACTAAAATCACTGCAGTAATAAAAATTGCAATACTTTTCTTTTGGAATTTCTCTAGATTGAACATATTTTACCGCCGGATGATCTGCATTGAGTAAATCAAGCCTTGTTCCGAGATCACTGAACACTGGCTGTTTCTTTTCTGTCTTCGTTGTAACCAACGGTTCTGGATTTTTGTCTTTGAAGTTTTCAAATGCATATTCTTTGCAGAGTGATGGGCTGATACTTTCAAGTACAGAATATAGACTACAAGCAATACCGCAGTTGTGACATTTATAAACATAATTTCCTTTGTTTTCAAAAAAGAATCCTCTCGTCTTTGTCTTGTTCTTTAGTGAGTCTCCACACTTAAAACAACGACACGTAGCAAGGTTCTCTTTCTTCCACTTGAACTTCTCAAGTGAGCCAGACAACATATTCACATATTTCTTATCAATATATATACTCATTTTGGTGCGTCTTCAAAAACCCAGTTTACTGCCTTATTCTTTTTAATACCAAAACTATCTGAAAATACTAGTGGACCAGAACCTGATCCAAAACTTTCTTCATTTGTATTGTTGGCATTGACAAGATTGTTATTTGAATTTTCTACATCATAGAACTTCATCTTGGATTTGTTTACACCAACAAGAAATTTACGATTCTTAGTTGTATCATTACCACGGTTCTTTAACTGCTTCACCATGAGTTGACCGTTCTGTGCTAACTCTTCTGTCTCAATGAGTGCAATGAAGAAGTCTGTAGTTTGTGGTAGACCAAAACTTTCAGATGTATCTGTCATCTCCATGTCACTACTCTTTGCACCTTCACGGTTTACCTGAGTAGCAGACCATAGTGGTACATTGAACTGCTTGGCAAGACCACGTAGTTCTTCTGCAATACCCTTGACATAAGTGTAACTATTCATACCGTTGCCCATCTTGAATCTTGCACATGAGCAGATGTTTAGATAATCAACAATAATAATGTCAGGCTTGAACTTCTTCTTGATCTTCAGTTCTTCCATTAGATTACGGAAGTGAGTAACGTTAGCAGCAGCAGTAGGGTATTCCTTAATAATAAGTTTACCATGACATGTCTTCTTAAGATTGTTTACCTTGTTCTCATACATAGCAAGAGGCATCTTTTCTAGAACATGAATATCTGTATCTAAAAGATTGGCATCAATACGTTTAGCAATTTCTTCTTCAGACATTTCAAGTGTAATATATAACACATTCAAATTCTGTGTAAGACATGCAGCAGCATGATGACACAAGAATGCACTCTTACCAACACCGGATGCTGCCATCACTACGTTGAGAGTCTTCTTACGAACGCCACCACCAGTAATGAGATTGAACATCTCAAGATCAAATGGTACACGCTCTTCGACACGATGATAATACTCATATCGCTCATCAACATCTTCAAAGAAGTCGTGTCCTACACGAGTATCAAAGGATACAGATAGAGCCTTAGACATGATCTCAGGAATTGCATTCTGAGTCTGCTCCTTATCTTTACCTTCAATGATCCCGATGGATGCCATGATACCATTATAAATGGCTTTCTCTTTGCAGAACTTTTCAGTATGTTCTACGAGCCACTCAGTATCAGACTTCTCACCTTCCTTATACATCTCATCAGATATGGCAACACACTTCTTGAATTCACTGTCTCCAAGAGTCTTGTCATCTCCGAGTGAAATGAGTACAGCATCCTTGGTAGGAATGTTATTGTACTTGAGGAGAAACTTACTTACAATATTAAAGACTGTTCGTTCAGCCTTGTCTTGAAAGTATTCTTCTTGAAGGAACGGGACAACCTTACGAGCAAAGTCCTCATTGAGGACTAAGTTCTTTAGAATAACTGTTTCCATGGTTTTATTATATCACTGAGTTAGGCGTTGTCAAGATGATCTTCATGAACATCTGCTTCAAGATCTTTAGCGTCATCACTTTCAACTTGTGACTCTATGATCTTTACAAATATTTCACCAGCAGTTTGTGTGAAATCTTTATCGGCTTGATCAAACCCTTCAGGGAATTTAATCATTTCAATTTCCATGGTAACATTTAATCCATCATTACCATCTTCTTTAAAATCAATTTTACCATACCTATAAACAATACCAGCAAATTGCCCTGATGTAATTTGAATCGGACATGTCTGTGTACTGTCTACTGATGCTTCGGGAATAAATTTATATTCAACTGCCTTGCCCATACTTGAATCCTTTTTGAATTTCCACATCCAACTTGTCAAGAATATCTTTTGTAAAATATTTTTCAGGATCTTCATCTATATTTTTCTCAAATGCTTTTGTACCATCTGGGAGTTCTACTCGTGTTGAAACCTTCTTGAATATATTATACTCAATTGCTAGGTCTGTCAAGCCATAATATCTGCTTAACCCAGAAGTATAGTTAAGTCGTGTCTGAACGTGCATGTTTTCTTTGACAAAACGATTCTTGTAATTGGTGCATTTAATAAAGTTACCAACAATACCTTCATCAGTCTTATCTTTACTCTTTGACAGCATGATGATATTGCTAGCCGCATACTTGATACCTGTACCACCACCAAGATCCTTAGTAGGAACATACGAACCAATAACTTGGTATGTATGGTTTGTAAGAAGAAGTGGTATCTTTGCCTTACCGAGTTTCAATGTAAGAACACGGAATGTAGCCTTGGTAAGTTGTGCCTTTGTCATATCACGCACATCTTTACCATCTGCTGAATCTGTCATCTCTTTGTTTGTCGATAACATTCCCAAAGAATCAAGAACCATAAAGATTGGCTTGCGGTCTTCTTCAGGTGTTTCAAGTACGTCATTGACGATCTTGAGAGCCTGATTCTTGAACTCTTCGATTGTTGCAACAGGAACAACTGCAATTCTTTTGGAATCGATTCCCCGTTGTGCAAACATGTCTGAAGTGATTGCTTGCTCCGTGTCAAAGTAGATGACAACACCGTCTTTGTGGTCTTTGAGAAATTGTGTAGCGATACCAATTGCATAGAAAGTCTTTCCAGTAGCAGGATCTCCTGCAAGACAAGAGATCTTATTTGCAGGTAGCCCACCATATATAGAGCCTGAAAGCAAAGCATTCAGTACATATGATCCAGTATCAATGAAGCCTGTAACATCAGCACCATCAATACCATCGGCTACGATGGCTGCATCAGGATTATTTAGTTTGCTTAGTAGATTTGTTAGGTACTTTGACATTCTCTTCTTTCTTCTTTTGTGAGACTTTCCAATTTTCGTTTTCCCAATATTGACATGCTTCTAAAGAATCATTGAGCCTATGATAATGTTCTTTGAGTAAAGTTTCAATTGTATGGATTCTATTATATAGATCACTATTATTTTCAGCACCAAAGTTTGGGTGATTTTTTAATTTGTGACCTCTGTATTCACAATGTGAACGATATTCGTGCAACAACATCGTGAATGGCATGTCTTGAATAGAATCTACAAATTCATGATATGGAACTTTTAAAATATCATATTCGTATTGCCACGGGATAGTTTTTGTAACAGTAACTTTAATATTCTTTTTCATAATTATTCATCAAACCAATAAGGGTTAATTGAAGCGACTACAAGCAGTGGTAGTCCAAACCAAAATCCGCATGTCATAAAACAAAACGCTGCAGCCATGCCCATAAAAATAATAATCATACGATCCATTTGATGATCGATACGAAAATTCTTCTTAACCATATTCCAAATCTTTTTAAAGTAAGTCACTTTTCTTCTTTCCTTTCTTATAGTTTTTTGTTGTAATAATAATACGAGCATAGTTTTCTTCAACTATGGTATCGTCAACAGTAATTGATTCTACGATTACGTCATCTACGTCATTGATAATGTCAAGTAGTCTAGTACCAACCATAATACATGGACCACCTTCAAAATCAAATAAACCATCGCCACCCCTAGAAAATAAGGTGTGACCTTCGAGACTATAGTTTCCGTCTTTACGTTTGGTGAGGATTCGTTCATCCCCATATCTAGATTTAAATTTCTTTACCATTTCTTAATATTCTTTCAAATTTTTATTTATTTGCTTCAACTAATATACATCATGAAAAGAACGAGTCAAGTGTTACCCTGTCACTAATTGACCATTTGATTGCTTGCAAAATATTATCAAGTGGTTCATTAAAAGTTTTTTCAAATTGTTTCTTGCGGTCTACAAATTTATCTAGTTGAAACTGTGCTGGGGCTTTGTTTATAAACCCAAGAACTGCATCACGACCACCCATACCATATGGATTTGGAACTTTTACAAACACAAATCGAATCTTGTCATTTTCTTTAATCGGTGCAACTTCTTTATCAAGTTTTAACTTCTTTAAATATGCATTGTGTAACAGTGCTGCCTTAGTAGCGATAGGTGTTCCACTCTTGTATATATCAGAGACATCTGTGTACTTAGAGATACCCTTAACACCCCGAGGAGATGCGATAACATCTATAGGTAGTTCCATAAATTCATCATAAAATAAATTGACATACTTACGCAACTCCTCGGGGGTCTTGGTCATGATTATCATGATGCAGTCTTTGAGTTTAGTACGAACAATACCGGGAGTACTGCTTCGTGCTGTTTCAAGACCCATGATCTTTAACTTTGGTTCGCTGAATCGAACACCTTCAAGATCTGTCATCAGCAACGCATATCGCTTCTTGGCAATAAACATTCCACTTGATGCAATTGCTTCACGCTTGAATAGAATCTTGTTCGTGAGACAATTAAGTTTAGTGGTCAACTCCTTCATCGTCCCAGTCAATTCCTTTTGAATATTCTTTTCACAGATATTATCAATAAAGGTTGTGATGTCACCTATATCACTCTTGGTAGAAACTTTATTAATAATGTCTTCGAGATTTAGATAAACGGAATCTGTGTCAACGGCAATGACATAATCCTTGGGATCTTCATTCTTCATGACTCTGTTGATGTATGCATTCATCTGCTCTTCGGCAGATCGAATGATCACCTGACCCGTAACTGTAACCGCAGTTGCGAGTTCCGGAGACGAATATGTAAATGCAGGATTACCAAGACAGCCATACAAACTGTTTGCTAGAATCTTCTTAACAGACTGACGAATCTTTAACGCAGCAATTAATGGAATAAGTTTCTTGTCCTTCGATACTTCGTATTCCTTTTCCAACTTGATCATTTTCTTCTTGGCTTCCTGACGCTGGTTGAAAGTGATTTCAATCAGAGTAGGAATAAATCCCTTGACAGTATTTGAGAAGACTGAACCATTACACGCCAAACATGCAGTTTGACTAATAGCATCCCCAATCATACCTGGAATTTCTTTACGACTACTACGCAAAAAGTCATCTGCATTCAAGGATGAATTCTTTACAATACAAGTCTCGGGTGAAATGTTCCAACCAATGATAATAGATGGGTATAGAGATGTTGCATCAAAACTCACAACATTTTTATATAGACCGGGAATAACATCCTTGACATACGCACCAATGAACTGTTCGTCTTTAGAATACTTTGTCTTTAGTGGAGGAACAATGTTTTGTTTGGCAAGATAGTCACAACAAATGGTTTCCCAAATACGTGTAGCGAAGAAGACGGTATCAAAGGTGATTTTGGCTTCATAGGCAATCGAAACCGCAAGATCAATTAACTTTAATTTACCCTCAAGTCGCTCAACCAAGACCACATCTTGGACATTGTACTCAGCAAACTTTTGAAAGTTTTGCGTATAAAACTCACGCAACGAACCATATTCGGTATAATCCAGTTTTTGTTCATCTAGTTCTACCTTTGCTATATTATTTAGGGCGTAACTTTCTTGGTTGGTTCCAGAAAATTTCTTATATAAATCCATGTAATCTAGAATGGTATATCCCGGAAACTCATATAGAGTATAGTCTTTACCACCAATATTGGTAATCCGCATCTTCATGAAGCCAAAGGGCATCCATGCTTGAATTTCCTTTTCTTCAAAGAACAGTTTGGCACGACCAATGATATAGGGCATATCAAAGAGTTTGATGTTCCAGCCAGTCAGAATGTCTGCATCACATTGACGAAGAATGTCAAAGATCTTCTTGATCAATTCCTTCTCAGATGCAACAAGAACAACTCTACAATCCGGAAGGTTGAGGGGTTTCATGGTGATAACATAATTGACACCAGAGATACGAATCGTCACCAAGTTGATGCGTTCATTAGGCGCATCAAGATTGGGAAACCCCCCTTCCGTCTCACATTCAAGGTCCAAGTAGGCTACTTTGATCTTGGAAAGATCGTATTCCACCTCAGACGGATAAGTCTCCATGATATATTGAGTGATAAAATCAGTGTTTCCATAAATTGGACAATCTTCTAGTTCTCTGTATTGATCAAGAAATTCACGAGACTCATACAAATTCTCAAACTTAATACGACCAACATTAACACCAGTTAGAGTCTTATACTTGCTGGGAGTATCTGTACGCATATACAATGATGGCTTATATGTGACAGTATCCGTAAAACGGACACCGTTGTTATAGCCACGAACAAGAACCTTGTTCCCCTTAAGTGCACATGCTGTATAAAATTTCATTATTTTGTTTCTTTGTGTTCCAACAGTGCCTTAAGTTCTTTGTCTTCCAACAATCCCTGAAGTAGAATCATATAATTAACAACATCAAGAATACTGTCTTGAACGGTCTCATTTCCCACTTTTAATTCACCCTTCTTTAGAAAGGTGGAAATACGTGAGATTTTATCGACTACCCGCAACATTAATCCCTCTTCAGCACTTGCAAATCCAAGAATCTCTCCCCGCTTAAAGTTAGCAAAGGGATCTGTTCCGGATGAGTAGTCTGCTGATTTGTGACGCATTATTACTAATGCTCGGCGGCAAATGTCTTCATGTAACTGAAATAATTCATCTTTTGTCATGGAACTAGTATAGCATCAATTATGCACGTGTCAAGAATATAAATATTAATGCACCCCAATGGAGTTCCCCTATGTTAATAGCCCTGATTGATTATACAAAGTTTTTAGAGTCTATTTCAATCATGGTTGTAGGTGGACTGGGAATTGGTTTAGGGGTTTTAAAATTTATTCAAAATAGATCTAAAGTTGATAACTTTATTGCAATTCATACAGAAATTCATGAATTGTTAACAGAATTAAGAATCACAACAAAGGCACTTAGAGCAACAATTTTACAATTCCATAATGGTGATTATACTATGGATGGAATTAGTATGCGTAAATTTTCTGTAACACATGAATCTACACATAAAGGATTTACTTCTCAAGTTGTAAAACTTAAAGCAAGTTTGTGTTCCATGTTTATTCCTCTCTTGGTTCATGTAATTGATAATAAAAGTTTGATTTATCCAACAAGGGCTTTACAAGAAAGTTATGTTAAAGGTTTCTTCGAAGATGAAAGTATTGTGAATTATGCCTGTCTTCCAATCAAAAATAAAGGAACCAATGTTGGATTTGTTTTGCTTCAGTGGGACGAAGGTTATACACCGGCAATCGAAGAACAAGATATTATAATGAAACATTTTAAAGCCATTAAAGAATCGATTGAAATTCAACTTTCACATCAAAAGAACTGAGGTATATTATGACTGAACAACTTATATCATTAATCGGTGGAACTGCTACTGGATTTCTTTTTAAGTACTGGGCTCAACGGGCTCAAGACCAAAAAGAACTATTTCAGCAAATGCTCCAAGCAAATACTCAAACTACTGAAAATCAAGATAAGGCTGTCCAAAGAGTACCAATTGATCTTGGTAAGAATGTTCGTCGTTTTATTGTACTTTCATGTCTCTTTGCAGTTGTGGCTGCTCCGTTCGTCTTACCGTTCTTTGGTATTCCTACCTTTGTAGAAATTTCACAAAAACAACCAGATGCTATATTTGGATTCATTCCAGCGACAACTCGTAAATACTTTATTGAAATTCCAGGATATTTCTTGGCTGAAGAAAATCGTCAAGTTCTACTTGCCGTTGTTGGGTTCTACTTCGGTTCAGCAGCAGGGAGCAACAAATGAAATATTTACTTCCAATCATTCTCTTTCTTGCCTCATGCACGAGTCCTGAATTTGTCACATTAAAGACAAAGGATGGTGAACATATTCACACAGTATCTGAAAATGCTTTTTTCAATACTCCAGACAAAGCATCTGAATGGGCATTCTGGTATTTTCCAGTTGTCGTATTTGTACTTTGGATGGTATGGAAAGAATTTAAATCAATTAAATTCACTAAAAAGAAATCAACTGACTCCAGTACTACCGAACCCACCGATACGGTCTGACTTGAGACTTGGTTCTGTGTAAATTTCCATGAGCCTTGGTTGTTCGTACTTTACTAGTTCACCTTGTGCAATTCTGTCTCTATCATAGATTCTAACAGGATCTGTGCTAGTATTGATCATGATAAGTTTGGTCTCATAGGTGTAATCTTCATCGACTACACCTTCGCAATTTGCAAGCGTAAGACCGTATTTAAGAGCCATTCCTGATCTAGGGTGTATTCGGACAGAATATCCTTGGGGCACGTTAAAAGTCAAGCCTGTGCGAACTAGAGCCCTTTCAGAAGGCATCAGAGTAATGTATGAACCTTTTTCTCCATCATGGTCTGGAAAAAACAAATTTTCCTTTTTTCCATCATAAATTTTTACTTTTTCATTCGGTGGAATGTATGCGGCAAGGTCAAAGCACGCAGCCATTTTGGTCTGAAAGTTTGGATCTGGAATATTTGGAGAAACTTTGAAGTAGTCTAGGAACATGTGAGTATTATATCATAATATAGATACTTGTCAAGAATCAGACAATATTTCATCATCTACTGGTTCTGGTGGTAGAGAATATTGAGACCAAACTTGTCCAGTAACAATTCCCGGCAATACTATTGAATTATAAAGCATAATATCTTCTGCATATATTTCGTTCAATGTATTTATTTGATTTTGTGTTAAAGGTGGTTTTGGTCTTTTTGCTGAATTTATCTGTACCAAATCGCCAACAAATCCTATTTCTACACATCCTTCTGTTAGGTGATCGGGAAACTTGTAAAGTTTTGCATTTGGTGTAACTTGTTTAATCTGAAGACTAAAATGAGGATTTTTGGAAAGCACTCTTTCTTTTCTTTTTCCATTTAAATTTTGTGGTGGCAATATGGTGCTATTTATTATTGAATCTATGGTTAAATCAACATCAATAAGATTTTCTTGTGACATTGCTGACAAGAATCGTTCAATTGGTTCTCTTATAAAAGATATAACAGGTTTTGATGGATATCTTTCTTTTGGAGTAAACCCTTGCCATAATGTGTTGTCCGGTCCTTTTCCTTCTGGGTATGCTCCGGTTTGTATTAAATTTTCTTTGTCTGGATAAAAAGACTTTAACACAAGTCTTGCTATAGTAGAACACCCTGATTTTGGTATAAGAGATACGCTGTAGTTTGGAGTGATGTAATATGCCATTTTATGAACCTAATACGGTATATCCTTTTGCGGTTGCTATAGAGGGATTATCTGTCGAGGTTCCAGTATTGTTACTTACAAGTAGATAACCATCGCCTGCTGCCAAATCCGTATATATTTGATCTAGAGCAGCACCATTAAATGCACAGTATGATATATCTGCTCCACCAGAATACAAGTAGTTGTATCCACCATAAGTATAAGTAGATGGAGTATTAAAAGTGCAATTTTGAATTCTAAGAGAAGATAAGCTCGTATTAGAATTTAACACTAAAATTATCAAAGAATTTGCGGCAGAGTTCAATCCGGTAATACTTGTCAACGCACTGCTTTTGGATACATAACAATATTGTAAAGAAGAACAACCAGAGACATCTACAGAAGTTAATGTACTGTTGGTACCACCATTGGAGACTGAATATGCACCGGAGTCAGTAGCACCAATTCTTAAATCTGTGAGTTCCTTTAATCCAGACAGATCTAATGTTGATGGTCTTATTTCTTGTCCTACTCCCAAAGTGGAAAACATATACAATTTTTGTAATCTTGGACAGTTACGAAAATTTGAAGTGCTTGTTTGACTTCTTGAGGTTCCACTCCGGTGATGCCATATTTGAGTTATATACCCTATTCTTCTTTGATTTGTAGTATTATCGATTGAATAAACCTTGAATGGTTTTGGTGTAGAGTTATTGTATGGGGCTACTACTGCTTTGGAAACAAAAGATCCATTTGCGGCAGTAGAAGTAGTTCCATCCCACCATTCAATTTTATAAAACCCAGTAGAAGTGGAAAGTCTTATTCTCCATGTCACCGAACTTTGTACTATTGTTCCTTCATAATAGTCTGCTGATGGAGATTTAGTGAGTACTGGTTTTATTGATGGAACTGATATCATATAGTCAAGGTTCCTGATAAATTATATACATTTGATGCATATGATATTAATGCTGCAGAACCATGCTGACCAGCAATTTTAAATCCGCTTGCGTAAGCATTTAAAGTCACACCAGACGCTGCGGTAAATCCTACCTGTCCCGCGCCCAACTGAATTGAAGTACAATTAAATCCAACTGGAAGTCCTGTGGGTACTGTGACTGTTATAGTGGAACCATTGTTAAACGTAACTATTTCTCCATTATCTGCTGCACTAAAAGTATATGTAGTTCCTGTTTGCGTGTTTAAAGCACTTGATGATATTCTATAACCTGTGTCTGAACTTACAGTTCCTGAGAATGTAATTCCACCAGCAGCAGAGATACCTGCATTGAAAGTATTGAGTGCAGTGAAGACATTTGTTCCACCAACCGTTACACCAGTAACAGCACCTGTGATTCCGTTGAATGATGCAACACTATCCTGAATAAACGCAACATCTTTGTATACTGAATATGCCAAAGTGGAACCATATGTCTGTTGCCATAGACGCATTCCAATGCCACTAGTTTTTCTTAACATCAGAAGGTTGTCAGATCCTCCCGATGCATCAAGATATGTTCTGAAGTGAATTGCATCTGCGTATGGAGATGTATTGTTGTTGTTCCAAGAAGTAAAAGCAAACCGAGAATATCCTGTGCTTCCTTCGCTAGGAGAAATTATTCGATTATCTTCTCTATACACCTGATTAATTGTAATATTTGAACTACCATTAAAAGATGTTTCATTTATTGCTCGTGTGGTTTGGAGAGTTGTAGCGGTGGAAGCATTTCCATTCAATGTCGCTGTTATTGTTCCTGCTGATACACTACCTGAGAATGTTGCACCACCTACAACAATAAGAGAAGATGCAGAGATACCTGCATTGAAAGTATTGAGTGCAGTGAAGACATTTGTTCCACCAACGGTGACACCACTAACTGCACCCGTGAGTCCATTGAAAGATGCAACACCACCGTCAGTATTTGCTAATAAAGCATTACCACCAGTAATTCCGATAAAAAGTCTTTTGTTTGTAACATCGTATGCCAGTTCTCCAAATGTCAAGCCAGATGGAGTACCAGAACCTTTTTTTATCTTAATAGTAGTCATTTAACTCACCTTATATACATAATAACAATTAATGTATTTTATTTAAAATGTATCGCCATCCAACTTTTCATGCTTTTTCTTCTTATCTAGTTTATTTAGGGCGATATTATACTTCTCCGTAAGATCAGCATTCTTTGCTCTTTCAATTAACAAATTTGCCTCTAATATTAGATTAGTATTTGTTAATTCTTTAAATTTACTCTGTAACAAAGGAATAACTATAGTCTCATTATAATTAGGTTCACTCATATATTAATCCTTAGAAGCTTCCACCGTCGATTAAAGTTGCAGAAAGTTCTCCAGTTGCCACATTGTATGCTAGAGCAGTTGCAGGAGTTGCATTAACCAGTAGTCCTGTAGTTCCACCTGCTGCAACACCAACAAGGAACATAGTTCCTGTTGTTTGTTCGGTAGCAACTACATTGGTTGCAATAAGATTGGTAAGACTTGCTCCACTTACTGCTCCGAAAGATCCACTCCATGTACCACTAGTAATTGTACCAACTTGTGTGAGCGAAGATCCTGTTACACCACTACCAAGAGCAGATGAACTTAATACAGTAGCATTATTGATCTTGAATAGTTTACCTGTTGGAAGATTCCAATGTTGATTAGATGTAAAATTAGTGTTTAGTTTATCCCAAAGGATTGATTTATCTGAGTCACCTTTAAGTATAATACCGCCACCATCTGCAGTATCCACAGTTGGGTCGGCAACCACACCCATTTCAATATTCTTGTCATCTACTGTAAGTGTGGTACTATTTAATGTCGTAGTAGTACCATTGACTGTAAGATTTCCAGAAACAGTAAGTGCACCAGCAAATGTTGCAGTACCACCAGCAGCACCTATATTAACTGCAGTAGCAGCACCAAACGCATTTACTGTTGTTGCAGTTCCATTAAATATATTGACAATTCCTTGATTTGTAACGATGAATCCACTATTTACTGCCAAGTCACCAGTAACGACGGTATCATCACTATTGATTGATATAGTACCACCACCTGAACCTATAGAAATTGTACCCGCGCCCCCACCCATATTGAGTGTCGTTGCATTTGTGTTGAACACAGTTGCAGTACCAGTAGAAGATGTTGTAATGTCTGCACCATTTACTGCCAAGTCTCCGGTTACTATAACATTGCCACCAAAAGTTGCAGTACCACCAGAAGCACCAATATTTAATGCAGTTGCTGCACCTGCAAAGTTAACAGTAGTTGCCGTGGTATTGAGAAGAGCAAAAGTTGTACTACCAGCAATAAGACTTGTTGTTATGGCTGGGCTTGTTGAAAGAACAACACTACCAGTACCAGTAACTCCACTTAAAGTTACTCCAGCGATTCTGAATACATTTCCTGTATTACCAGTGTCATAAGTCTTGTTAGTGAACGTATCAGTGGTTGCTTTACCAACAAGAGTATCTGATGCATTCGGTAGACTTATTGTACGATCTGCTGTTGGGTCTACTACAGTTAATGTTGTTTCGAATTCGTTATCTGTTAAACCTTCAAATACAATATTTACAGGTTCATAAGAAAATTCACCTGTTTGCTTGATACCCAACGCCAGATCACCACCTGCAATTGCAACTTGACCTCCTCCAGAATTGCTTATTGCTATAGATGGTGTTGATAGACCTATTAGACCTATCGTTGCAGTAGGCGCTAATGTCAAATTGCCAAATGGACTAATATTAAGACTGTTTGTTATTCCACTTGTTGTTGTAATAGTGGAGCCGGTAGTTCCCAAGACCAGTGTAGGATTTCGTAATGCAATGGTACCACCAGTACCACCCATAGTAATACCGGTAGCTGCTAAACCTATGTTTATTTTAGTGGTAGTTGTAGCAAATACATTTCCAGTTTGTTTTCCGGCTCCAGCTACAATATCTCCAGCAATATTTAAATCACCTTTCAATGTCAAGTCCGCAGTGGATGGATTGTATGCTAATGGTGTAGTGCTATCATCAACAAAAAGAGTAACACCTGCACCGGCGGTACTACCGAATACCAAATATCTGGTTGTATTTGTATTGTCTGAGACTGTGGTAATTGGACTACCACCGGAGATCTGAGCACTAATTCTTTGATCAATTGCATATTGTGTTGCAAGTGATGTTCTTGCAGCATTATCTGTCCATGATCCAGTAGTTCCAATTTGCGCACCAACCCAGACTGGACTTCCACCAGAAATACCAACATAAAGTTGATTTGCGGTGAGACCAGTACCTTGAACAAACGCCATTTCACCAAATGAAAGTCCAGCAGGTGGAACTGCAGTTGTTGAGCGTTTAATTGTGATCTTTGATGCCATTGTGTGTTATTCCTTAATAATATTTATGATATTAAAACTCTCCCCCATCCATGCTCATATCATCAATGCTTTCTATTGCGTTATTATAAGTAACACCAAATAGTCCAGTTTCCGTTATTATTCTTCCGGTTACAAATAAATCACCTATAATTTTTACATTATTAGAAAATGTTCCACCAAATGCGCTAATACCACTTGAAAAATTTTGAAGAGGACCAAAAGTATTTGAAATTCCTGTAGTTACACCACTAACTTCACCAGTTAATCCATTAAAAGATATTACATAATCTGTTGGTATGCTGCTACTAAATGCAACAAGATCAATATCAGCAATACCATTGGCATACCAATATTTGTATGATACTCCACCAACAATCAATCTTACTTCCATCGATTGAAAACGAACAGCACTTGGAATTGCTGCATTTGCGGCAGAAACACCAGCAACAAGAGATCCTGCTGTAAAGGGACCAGACCAAGCATCTACCGGTATCGGGTTTGTTGGTTGTATACCAAAGGGAAGTTGTAATCCTGGATTAATTGGCATGTTATGCTCTAGTCACTGAATGTCTATGATTTGTGCTATAAGTTATTCCCTGCGTCATCGTATAGACATTATATGAAGATGTAATTCCAGCATAGTCTAAAATTCCAGTTAACCCAGAATTCAAAATATATTGATCGGTAATATTTGCATTGAGTCCATCAAGATCAATAACAGAAGTAATACCCAATGTCGATGGAAGTGCAACTGTAAAGTTTTTATATATTGATCCAGTATCAAGATTAAATGGATTACTAGGATTTGATATACTTATATTCAATGCCTTGGAAGGAAGAGAACGAATATTGGCAGAAGTAGTTGGTGCAGATGCAGTTGCACCGTAGAAAATATAATTATAATAATTTATAGTGCTGGAATCGGTGGTAACAGAACTGGCAATTGAATCTTGATATGCGTCTGTAACTTTTATACGATATGCAGCAGAAGAAACTGTATTTGCAGTTGAATGGTTTACTGATCCGGTAGATATTGATGATGGATCTGCTGTAATACCAGTTGCACTTTCAATGCCAGTAAATCCCCCTCCATTTTCTTGAACTTGTCGTTGCCAACTTGTAATAGCAACATTTGGACTATTTTTCTCTATTAGAGCACTAATAGTAGATTCAACATTTCCTTTTTCTCTACTCGTTGATGTTTCTGGACTACTAGTATTTGTTCCGATGACTGTAATTGTTCGTGTTGGTGCAACATATGCAGTTGGAGTTATATTCAGAATTGCTTCACCAGTAGCACCAACACTATCTGTTACACGATAACGATAATTGAATGCTTGAGAATTAAACGCACTGTCTGTTAAAGTATGTGTATAACCAGTGATTCCTATATTTGTAGAAAGAGCAGTATATCCATCAGTATAATTTCTTCTCCAATCTAAAGTCACACCACTTGCTGTTGCACCAAGACTGTTAATAACATAAGAAAAATTTAATACATTGCTTATTGCAGTTTGATTAAATGGTATGATAGTTGAACTTGTCAAAGATACTGTTGGAGATAGAGCAGCAACGAGAGCATCTTTAATTACTTCTACTGCAGTTTTTCCAATTGCAGGAATCACATCTCCTTGCACATATTTACCAAAAAACTTTCCAGATCCAAAGGCAGCAATAAGATCAGTATCAAAAACAGATGCAGTAGAACCACCACCCAAAGATGCAATAGTAATAGTATTGCCAAATGGAGTTAAAGTAATATTTGAACCAGCAGCAAGAGTTACGCCACCAGTTAAACCATTAAGTTTTGTTACAACATCACCACTTACAGTACTGTAAATATCCCATGCATAGCCATTCCATCGCCATGAACGACCATCATAAGGATAAATCTCATTAAGTGCTGGTGACGTGGGAAAATCTATTGCCATGTGTTAATATTTATCATATTACAAATGAAGGATTTTAGTAGAACACCAAAGAATGTCAGGTAATTTCCATAACGGAAACAATTACATGAGTAGAAAAGGTATATCCAGCAGTATATCTGAGTTGGTTTCCACTCTCAAGTGCAAGCGGTGCATCTAACACTTGCAAACTTGTTCTACTAGGTAATTGTGCTTGTGTAATTATTGAATAAGCAGTACTTCCTTTTAATAATTCTACAGTAACATAATTTATACTATTTGTATCATTATTTGCTATTGTAATAGCATTCACCAAAGCGGTACCAGTAACTCCACTGTATATTGTTGTTGCGGCAGTATTTCCAACAATTGTACCAAAACTTTTATATGTTTCAGGCATATGGGTTTCCTTCTTCTGTATTTATAGTCAATTCCGGCAATCCAAAAAATATTCTTGCTGCTGCTTCTGTATCAAACCAATACCAACCTCCTATTGGGTATATGTATGTGTCTTTTTCTTCTTTATATAAAGAAAAACTTCCTGCTAAAACATAATTTGGTCCGCAGAGTAAGTCTGTTTCGTCTAGTTTATAAAATCCTGGTCCTCTATCCATAGTGTTTATCCTGATACAGCCCAACCTTTAGTTGTTGCTATTGAAGGCGTGTCGTTAGCAGTTCCCCAGTTTCCAGAAACGGTAATTGTTCGTGCATTTGCTCCCGATGCTCCAACAACTCCAAGATTTGTGTAAATTTGATTTAATGCAGTTGCTCCCAAAGAACATGATGCAAAGGAAACATTTGCTCCTGTAAATCCACTCATACCACATTGACTCAAATTCCAATTTTGCAAGAATGTATTTGTATATGTACCAGCCGTATTTGTGGGTAAATTTATATTTGGGATTTCTTTAATTGCTCTGCAATTATAAAATAATTCTGTTAAATTTGCAGCTCCACTTAAATTTATATTTGGACAATTTGTCAGAGCATAACATTCATAAAACATTGCATTTGCTGTTGTGAGCGTAGCACCAGTATTAAATGTATTCGGAACTCGTTCTAACGTTCTATCAAATCTAAACATATTACTTGTATTTACGGCATTAGGCATGTTAAAGGTATTACCCCATTGCGGATCAAACTCTCTTATACCAGATGTATTAAACATATTATTAAAATCTGTACCTTTTGTTGTATCGAAATATGGAACAGTTTGTAATGCTCTAGTTTGAGAAAACATAGAAGCAAAGTTAGTAATATTTGAAGTGTTTATAATCTCAGGCAAATATCTTAAATTATCACATCCAAAGAATAAAGAAGCTAAACTGGTGGCTGATATGGCATTAACTTCTCCGGGTATTTCTTCTAATGTTCTGCAACCAGAAAATAATCCAGCTAAAGATGTACTAGTAACTTTTGATGTATCTAATCTTGGAATTCTTTTTAAATTCTGACAATCTTGAAACAGCTGTGTCAGAGTTATAGCCTTACTAGTATTTAAAGTACCAGGAACTCTTTTAAGTCTACTACATAGATAAAACATAAATGCCAAATTAGTACCATTTTGTGTTTCACATATAGATGGTGGAATATATTCTAGATTGTGACAACTATGAAACAGAGATTGAAAATCTGTGCAGTTTCGTGTGGAAGGAAACTCACTAATTATTTTTAAATTATTGCACCCAATAAATGCTGCTGCAACCGCACTACCACTTAAATTAGCAGTTCCAATCCATCTAAAATGTTCCAAGAGACGCGCTGCAGATCTATTATTAAATGTAGTATCTGATACTACCAATCCACCAGTTGCATTTGGTGCTGACATTATAATTTCAAGGTATCCGCTAGAATAATAACTCTGTAATCCGCTTTGTGGGTGTTTTAGTGCAAAATTTAATTGACCGCTAAATGTTGCTCCTGCTTGTGGAGTTATTACAATATTTAAAGTTTTATACCCTCTAAAAACATCACTTGTTAATCCAGCATATGTTGTTTTATCATAATTTTTAGATGCTGTGTTGAGAGATGTAAATGCACCTGTGGTTCCGTCACCCCAGTCTACTGCAAAGTTTCCAGTACATGTAAAGGCTGCGAAATTATTATCAGTATCATAAACCGCGTTTGTTATTACAATTTTTTGATCACCTATGTTTACAGCAGGACCCGAACGCCACTGCGTAGGTCTTTCCCAAACCAAAGATTCTATGCTATATTCATTTACAAGATATTTCTTGTTTGCACTCACCATTCCATTCACATCATCGTGAGCAGTATATTCACCAATATAACCATTGTTAAGTCGATTTGCTCTTGTTCTCATAGGAACCAACTCCTAGCATTATTAGTTACTCTGATTTGATTTGATGTCTCAGTATATGTAGCGGCTTGTACGTTTGCTGCAAATGTTCCACCAGCAGCACTAAGTCCACCGGGTAGATTCATCAATCCATAGATTGTTGCAGCAGTCTGAGAAGTTGCACCAATTACAGCCGTATTAGATCCAAGACCAAGTGCCTTTGTACCAATAACAATTTGATTGGTCGTGGCATTAGCAGAACCTCTTGCTTCGTGACCAATATATATACCACCAGTACCACTAGTCAGGTATGAACTTCCAGTTCCTCGATATGTACCTGCCTCTCCTCCAATAGCAGTATTATTACTTCCATTTAATAGGCCCAAACTATAATTGCCAACAGAAGTATTATTTATGCCGTTAGTATTACTTTGTAAAGCATAAGATCCCACACCTACATTACTAGATCCAGTAAGATTTTCTTCTAACGAACCATTTCCAACACCCACATTATATGTTCCAGTAGTATTCTTAGCTAAAACATCTGCAGCACCACCTCCAATGGCAACAGACTCAGAGTTAGTACCAGCACCTCTACCAATTTTCATACTATTTACAGAAATAGCATTGGCAAAGGTTATTCCACCAGCAGCACTAATACCTGCATTGGCACGAATCAATTCACTAAAGGTTGCACCAGCAGCAGAGATACCACTTGGAGCATTTAGCAATCCATAGATGGTTGCAGATGTTTGTGAATTTGATCCAATGACTGTAGTATTAGATCCGAGTCCCACAGCAGCTTGTCCAAGTACAATTTCTCCGCTTGCAGTAGGAGAAGATGCTCTTGTAGTGGCTCCAATGTAAATACCATTGTTTAGAGTACTCGCTGCTGTGTTTCCCGAAGCAAACGCGAGAGAACCAGCCTGAAAACCGATTCCAATATTGTAATCACCCGCAGTAAGACCACTTAACGAATTATTTCCAATGCCAAGATTAAATGCACCTATTTTTAATTGAGATAGACTGGAAGATCCTAATGCTGTATTTGAAGATGCACTCGAAATAGTACCCGTAACGCCAGACAAGTTTGCTAAGGCTTCAGATCCTATAGCAATATTGTATATTCCTCTTATTATAAAAGAAGGAAATAAAGTAAATTGAGAAATATTAGATGAAAGCGCACCTCTTCCAATGGCAACATTGGTACGATTGTCATCACCAAGTCCAAATTGATTTGTTGGTGTATAAGATGCAGTTCCACCAGCACCAAAGGGTATAGCATCTATCGTAACAAATCTTCCAAAAGTACCACCAGAAGCACTAATACCACTTGTAAAACTTTGAAGAGGACCAAAGGTATTTGCAACCCCTGTAGTTACACCTGTGACTGCACCCGTGAGTCCATTAAAAGAAATCACATAATCACCAACGGGACCAGTATTTCCCTGTATACCAGTTGCTCCAGTATTACCTTGTGGACCAGTAGCACCAGTTGCTCCAGTATTACCTTGTGGACCAGTAGCACCAGTTGCTCCAGTATTACCTTGTGGACCAATAGCACCAGTTGCTCCAGTATTACCTTGTGGACCAATAGCACCAGTTGCTCCAGTATTACCTTGTGGACCAGTAGCACCAGTTGCTCCAGTATTACCTTGTGGACCAGTAGCACCAGTTGCTCCAGTATTACCTTGTGGACCAGTAGCACCAGTTGCTCCAGTATTACCTTGTGGACCAGTAGCACCTTGTGGACCAACGGAACCTGCACTAATGGTTGTCTTTACATAAGAAACATCTTCTCCCTCATAGGAAGTAATAACATTAAAACTAGCAGAACCGCTTACTCTAGCAGCATAAACTTTAAAAACTAATCTATCTGTTGTTAAAAACGAGAAAGCAGAAGCATATGCAACAGTCCATCTAATTTCTGCTTTGGTTTGATTAGAAAAGTTTTCAGAATACCCATTTCTGAGTAGAGTTTCTGTTCCTGCAAGATCTCTTTTCCACAATTCAAAATTTAATCTTGCAATACAGTTTACATTATCGTCTTGATATGCATGAATGAGTCTCTCTGCAATACCTGTAGGAAGAGATCCTACTCCTGGTTCGCCCACATCAGTTATAAAGGATGCAACAAAAACATCACCAGTACCAGTGACACTAGTAGTAATACTTGTAATTGCATTAGGTGATGGAGATATAACTGCTTTTTTGTATCCTACAACATCAGCAGTTACTCCTGCCCAAAGATAATAGATTCTACCAGCATTTCCACCTGCGATTCCTTGAGGACCTGTAGCACCTGTTGCACCCTGAGATCCTGTAGCACCCGTAGCACCAGTAGCACCAGTAGCACCAGTGTTTCCCTGTGGACCAGTAGGACCAGTGTTACCGGTTACTCCGTTAGTACCATTAGTA